GTCCCCAGTCATAGTGCTTATCTATTACTTTGCGACGAACATTTTGTACATACGGTTTACCAGTTTTTGGGTTAATTAGTGATTCCATAACCACAAGTATATCAGATTATACTGGTGTGGCGACAGTGCTTAACCATTCTACTTCGGAGTATATTTTTAACTTTTCAGGCTGATAAATTAGCCCTTCTCCGTCATCAACTATAATTTTATTCGTTCCGATGTATGTTTTATAAATGTCTAATGGACTAATTCCATAAAACTCAGATGAGCCTATGACCAACATACCGTCCCAAGTAAAGTTATTATTCCAAAATTGCCAATCAAAGGTTGTAATTCCATCCGTTAAAACCTTATACCAAGGCCTGAAGGTTCTGCTTTCAACCTCTTGCAAACTATTTGCTTGATAGTATGCAATATTATTAAATAGTGCTGGGCCTGTAAGATTTATACTTCCTAAATATGAATTATATACCAGGGATGTTAAAAATGAAACACCAATAGATGACCACTCCTTAAGCGACAAGACTGGCTCTCTTACAAGATTGCCATTTAAATAAAAAGCAACTCCATTATATTCAACGCCATTTTCATTCAAAACGAATATTTTTGCCCTATTCATGCTAGAACTATTTGCCTGAATATAAAACTTTAATGTACCATCTTTGTGATTAATTTCAAATATTTCTGTTGCTGTTTCTGGAAAGGTGTCCTGATCATATCTTAGCCAGAGTTGCATAGCACTTACCTTATAAGATGTTGCAAGTTCTTTATTAATTGGAAGAGAAAGCCCACGATTTTCTAAAACATTAAGTTCTCCACGCACTTCTAGCCCAGAAGTTTTGGTTAAATATAGATATGGTGTGCTTTCTTTGTATATGCTAAACGGATTTTTTGATTTATAATCAAAATATATTCCATTTTTCTTATATGGGAACAAGTCTACACCAAATCTTGTTCCAACAGGATTTGAAGAATTGTTGTTAAATGCTTGAGAAGCCAACTGCAACTTATTCAACAATATGGGTTTGGTCAAAATACCACGGCTATTAAATTCAAGACTATAAACAATTGCAAGACTATTAAAGTCTTTTGTTTTAATAGGATATATTAATGTATTATTTAAAACTTCAAACCTTGTGGTCTCCCAATCTTCATAATCATTTATATCAACAACTTTATATTGATTTAACGTTTGCTCATTTGCAAAAGGTGTTACAAGATTTGCTCCCTCAGAAACATATTGAAAAGTAATATAACTTTTTATTTGTGCTCCACTTGTATCATAATAGTATCCACCATTACCAGATTCTTCGGCTAAAGTTGTAGTAGTAGGGTATGCCAAGTTAAACTGTAAAAAATCTAAATCATAGTATTCTTCGCTATCTTTATTTTTTACAAATTGCCCAAAATAAGAAAGTGGTAAATAATCTTGCCAATATCCAGCAACACCTATATCTAAAAAATATCTTTCATATGCTTCAGAAGGCAGAAGTGTATAACTTGCTGTGTGAGAAATTAATGATGAACCATGACTTAAAATAACAATTCCATTTTCATCAAAATTATTTGATATCTTAGAAGCGTTAGTTGTGCTACAAACACCAACAGAATAAATTCTTCCAGTAAAAGCATATTCTCCAGAATCGTCACCACCAACATACATTTTTAAAGAATTTTGATTTCCTAAAAATGAATTAACACCTCCACCAAAATTATCAGATAAACTTCTTAAATTAAACCCAACTGCAAAAGTAGTGTTTGCTGTTATCGGATCAGAGGTAAATAATAATTCAGTACCTTCACTATTGGTCAAAGAATATTTAATTTCATCGCCATCTTTAATAATAGAAAAATAGTTGCCATTGACAGGATTATATATTTTAAACAATATTTCTTCAGAAACCAAATCATGGGAACTAAAAACACCATAAAAAGCATCAACCTGATTTGCTAAAACATTAAACTTATCAAAATTAATGTAGGTATTTTTAGAATTCCAAGTGTTGTTTGGCCTAAATGACAAAAACCTATTTTCAATAAATGGACCAGATTCGTTATCTTGTATGGCTTGATTGTCTTCATATAAATCTTCCAATGTTTTATCATCTAAAAATATTTCAGGTAACAAATATTCTGGAGTTCTTAAACTTGTTGTGGTTGTTGTTAAATTATCAAAACTTCCTTGGTTCCATCCTGCAAAGTCTGGGTAATTGTAGTTTGCAGTATAGTTAGCAAATGGATAGTCTACGAATGCAGTTATTCCTCCATATGCTGAGTTAATTCCTTCTGGAGATATAACTCCTTGTCCATATACCCATCTGCGTTTTGCTACTGTAACTGGAACTTGATATGAATAAATTGCAACACAGTCAATTTCAAAAGGATATACGCTGGCATCTGAATAAAAGCCAAGCCAATCCTGGCTATCCCCGTTAGCATCAAGTTCTTCTGGTAAAGAAAGGGTAGATGTATCAAAAGACAGTGATAAAACCTCTTCTCCATTTATTAATAAAGATGCTGAGTTCCTAATTAAACGAATATGAATTAAAATTGGCCTAAACCATTCACCAATAAAGTGAGAAGCAAACTGATTTCCAACAACTAATGTTAAAAATCCATCTTCAACATATAAGCCATCGTTAGATGCAATTGGTCCAAAAATTTTAAATGGTGTTAGTGTATTTGCTGCTATCCTTGCCCAAAATTCAATTGTGTAATCGTTATACTGTCCTTTTTTATTTAAAAAACCTTTTCCTGGAATTATTAAAGATGCATCTGTATAAGGCTCTAACCTTGTTGCACCGCTTGCGCCATAAACCAAAGGTATGCCTGCATTTTTGCTTTTTAATCCGCCTTCGGTAATGTAGTACCCAGAATCTTCTGCAATACCGTATGCTTGGGCCTCCACTGCATCCAAACCACCATAAATGCTTACTGTTGATGGAACTGTAGTTTCTGTTATTCCATTTAAAGAATATGTGTTAAATTCTTCATTCCATTGACCTAAAGTAATACCATTAAAATAAAATTGATTTTCTGTTGTAAGTCCAGACCCTTCAAATATTTTTATTTTAAAAACAATTCTTAATTGTGCAGAGACATTTGGAATTGCAAAAGTTTCAGAGATAAAGCCCCATTTTTGATAAAGCGTACTTGTAAAAGTTTTTAATTCTTGAACTATTTGAGAAGTGCTTGGATCTGTATATTCATATCCTATAGAAACACTTTGCAAATAAACACTATTTGAATAAAAATATGAACCTATTGTAAATGTTTCAAGATCTTCAAGAACATTAAAGTTTAATATATTTGGGCTAATTATTGATGCTTCAAGAGTTTCAGTAACTGGCACATCAACTTCAACTAATGTCAAAGCACTATTTAAAAATGGCTGCTTAAGAGATTCTGACTCTAATGTTGCTGTTGCATCTGATATAGTCCAAGAATCAGAGATATCACGCTGTGCTTCAGAAATTAAACTTTTATAATTAAGGGTATCGTCTAGTGCCCATAAAACTAATGGGTGCTCAGAATATATTTTTTCTGCATATAAATTTGATGGGGTAGACATATTTCTCCTATCCCCTTATTATAGCAGGATGAAGACTAATATAATTTAATCTCACATGCATCTGTAGAACAATATTTTTCAGACTCTGCATCAAGATTATCCTTGCCATCATAAATAGCAGACCAATCAATTTTACCAATTTTACCAACATAAGAGTTATATTCTTCTCTTGTAATATTTGTATATGGTTGTTGAGGATAAGTTTTATTACCCATAGGCAAAAATGAAACTGCCTTTAATTGACCTTCATGCATGTGTAATGCTGGAGCAATGTGCTTGGTTTCAGATTCCTTGTCAAATGACAAAGTTACAGATACTCCATTATCAGACCAATATTTTTGAGCGGTAGCAGCCAAACCAATCTTTTCAAAAAGACTTACATCTTTTTCAGAACGAGGATGTCCAGATGCTACTGGGAAATATACTACTGAAGTGTTTGCTGATACTACGTCATCTTCAATTCTATACCCTGCTGCTTTAAATAAATGCATCATTGGGTCTGTATTTCCAAACCTTATAGCACGAAGATAGAACTCTCCTCCTGGACCCCAATGAACTCCTGGTGTTGCACCAGATAACAATGAAACAGAGCCTGAAGGTTTGACGGTAGTTACACGAATTGATTCACGTACACATAGCCATTCTGAGTATGTGTGATCATATGAACGAATCTTTTTATACCCTTCGTCCATCCACTCACGAATAATTGGCATACCCTTTTTATCTGCAAAAGATGCAATGCCAGTAAGTGATGTTCCAATACGACGATTACGTTGCATGATTCCATTTGTAGTTTGCCAATGTGTTGGCATAAGCGTAACAGTCTTGCCGTATAAGTAAGCAAACTTTAATGTACGTAAAAAGTCTTCTTTATTTTCATGACGATTTAGATGAACTTCTACAAGTGTGCATAATTCATAACTTTCCAATGGTTGTTCAGCGCATGGATTGAATCCCATAACACGAGAATCTTTATAATCTGGAGCGTCTGCTAATCTTCCATAATCTCTAGCAACATCTAGCCAAATAAATCCTGGCTCCCCATTGTCTGCAATTAAGTCAACATAGTCTTCATACTTTGTTCCAACCTCTGCAGAAATAGAATTATTAGACATCCAAGCCCATCCTGGATTCTCTGAATCAAATGAATTTCTATCTGGAAAAACCTCTGCATTTTTTAAATTAATAAAATCTTTGTCTTCAGCATTTCCTAAAGCCAAGGTAGCAGAACGACGAACATTACCAGAAACAACGCATGTACCAATAAGGTTTACAATGTCTACTATTGCACGAGAATCAAGAGTTTCTCCTGATCTACCGCCAATTACTTTGTCTATCTTACTGTGTAATGCAATCAGTGGTGCTGGACCGCTAGCCACCCCACCAAAGCCTTTTATTGGGGCTCCTAGAGGACGGATAAGGTCATAGTTAAACTTTTGTATAGCCTGATTAGGTCGTAGGTATGAATTTAAAAGCATTCTTACTGAGTCAACCCAACCTTCACGAGTGTCTGGGATTTCCCATACATTTTCTGGCTCTGTTGGAGCATAGATAGGCATTTCTTTGTCTTGACCGACGGTATCAAACCCTACACCAATACCCAGCATTAATGCATCCATTACCCATGCAAATAAGGCTCCTGGATCATTGCGATCAAGGTCACGAGTTGATACCATTGCACAATTTTGAAGGGATGCTGAGTTACGCTTCTCCATAGTCATAGGAGTTCCAAATGCCCAGAGACCACGACCTGGTGGTGTCCACTTTAGTTCAAACATTCTCTGAAAGGCTTCTTGTGCAGACTTCTGTGCTTTGTTGTCGTTCCATGGAAGTCTATTATCTTTAGCGTGGTTCTTTTGTACTGAGTACATTCCTTCAATTACCCGCTTGCAAACCTCATGCCATCTTTCCTTTGTTCCATCTTCTTTCATCCGAGAGTAGGTACGTATAAAGGTAATTTCTCCTAAAGAGTTTGATCCAGCATCTGAAAAGCCAAACGGGGCTGGTACCTCAGTATATTTATTTACAAACTCATCTGACAAACGAAAAGAAAAGATATCTGACATTTACGTTCCAACTTTCTATTAATATTATAAGTACTTTGCAGAATCCAAAGTAGTGTTAAGTATATCATAGAATTAAAAAGAAAAACACGCTTGTTTAAGGCGTGTTAATCTCTAGTTAAGAGTTAGTGCTTTGTATTTTATAAAGTACTATGCACCAATCAACATTAATTCGCTAAATGCTGCACCTGCTGCAGGAGTAGAGAAAGAAAATACTCCAGAACCATTTGTTGTCAATACTTGTCCTGCTGCTCCGTCTGCTGCTGGAAGTGTCCAAATTCTGTTTGTAGTAACAGTTTCTGGAGCCTTAAAACCAACATAGTGAGTTGAGTCTGTATCTGCTAATCTAAGTTCTGCTGTAGCATTAAGTGTAAGTGCTGTTGTTGCTACTGCGCTTGACAATGTTTTGTTTGTTAGTGTGTCAGTTGTAGCACGACCAACCAATGTATCTGTGTCAGTTGGTAGTGTAAGAGTTCCAGTATTGGAAATACTTGCAATAACTGGAGTTGTTAAAGTTTTGTTTGTTAAAGTTTCAGATACATCCTTAAGCAAGGTTCCATTCATGTAGTATGACTTACCAGAAGCAAGATTAATATGCTCTGAAGATGTCCATGAGTCTGTGGCGTCTACCCAGTTAAAGGTTTTATCGCTTGCACCTTTTAATGTTATTCCGCCACCATCTGCTGTTGAGTCTGAAGGTGTAGCAACATCGGCAAGAACAATATTTTTATCCTCAACAACAAGATTAGTTGAGTTAATATTTGTAGTTGTACCATTAACTGTTAGGTTACCAGAAAGGGTTAGGTCTGTTCCTGACACCGCTCCAGTAAATGTTGCGCCTGAAAGTGCTGCTACGTTTGCTTCTAAAGCAAGAGTTCCTGTAGCATCTGGTAGAGTGATTGTTCTATCTGCTGTTGGGTCTGCAACTGTTAAAACTGTTTCAAACTCATTGTTTGTTGCACCTTCATATGTAATAAAGTGTGAATCTGGAAGATAAATACCATGAATACGTGGAGTTCCACCAGTTGCAGTAATTTCTCCTCCATTAATTGTTGGAGTTGTAAGAGTTTTGTTACTAAGTGTGTCTGTTGTATCCCTACCTACAAGGGTTGTAGTCGCATCAGGAAGGGTAATCGTACGGTCTGCCGTAGGGTCTGTTACAGTTAAAGTTGTTTCAAACTCATTTGCTGTTGCACCTTCAAATACAATTGAGCCATCATTAAATACTGCTCCAGTAATTACTGGGCTTGTTAAAGTTTTATTTGTAAGAGTTTGAGTTCCAGTTTCAGTTACTGTTCCCGCTGCAATATCGGTTGTAAGGGCTACAGTACCAGTTGCATCTGGAAACGTAATTGTACGATCAGCGGTTGGGTTTCCTGCTGAAAGGGTAAGTTCAAAGTCATCTGCTGAAGAACCTTCCATTGTAATTGTTGAAGTAAACACTCCAATGTTAGTAATGTCTGAAAGGTTACCAGTTGTAATAACTGTACCATCAACATTTGGAAGAGTAATAGTTCTATCGGCAGTTGGGTCTGTTACCTGAAGGGTAGTCTCATAAGAATCAGCGGTAGCACCTTCAAAAACAATGCTTGTACCAAAAGCAGGATTAACTGTAGAGTTAATGTCGGCAAAGTAATCTAGGTTTGCCCAGTGATTTGTTCCATCACCAATTTTAAACTTATTAGTGTCTGATTCCCATCCCATTTCTCCAGCATTTAATATTGGATTGGCAGTAGTCCACTGTGAAGCAGTTCCTCTGCGCTGTTGCATTCTAGTTGCCATTTATTGCTCCTTATACTTAGTTATATTATAACAGATAATTAATTAAAATTATCAACTGCTATTCCGCCATCCCAGGTTTCATCCCAAGAGGCTGTATTGTAAACACCAGCACTTACTAATTCTCCTGCTTGATAATAGTATCCAGCGTCTTTAAAAATACTAACAATTAATCCATTGCCATCAATTGATGTATCATGAATGTGGTCTTGTAGTGTTTCTGCATCTTCAAGTGTTGCAATTGCAACCCATTCAGAACTATAATAAACATGTACACGCTCTGTTAATGTATCAAACCACAAATCTCCATTTTCTGGAGATGCTGGTGGAGTAGCGCCAACTGGAAGTTGTGGAGATCCTACTGCAGTATCTACATACAGTTTTGTTGCAGCATGTGAATTTTGAGTAGGAGTGGCAACTGTGACTGTTGATCCAAAGATTCCGCCTTCGGCTACGTTGATGCCGTGCTTTACTCTGAAGTCTTTATTTACGGTTGCCATCTCCGACCTCTATTCTATCTAATTATGCTTCAATATATGTTTTGTGTACTTTAACAGAAGTATCTGATGTTGTACCAGTAACTAGGAGACGAACATTTCCACCGTTATAATCGGCATCTGTTGTTCCCAATACTGCGTTACTAATTACATCTGCATATTCTGTTAGGTAAACGTTATTTGATCCATCTACTGTTACAAGAACTTCAATTACTTCAATATCGCTACCCTTTTTCATCTGAACAATATATTTTGCAGATGAATAAGTTGATGTTGACCATGAGTCAATAACTGTTGCTGAGTCAGAAGCAGTTGCAGCAGCGGTACCAAGTAAAGCATCTGTAAGTGTTACAGAGCCTACTGTTACACCGCTAAATGTTGGTGTTGCTGTTGAGTGAAGATCTTGTGGACCAGATAATGTAATTGCGCCAGTTGATGCACTTGCAGTAATCTGATTTGCTGTGCCAGTAATTGAAAGTACACCATCGTTTGTAACTGCATCACCAGTAATACTAATACCAGTTCCAGCAGTTACATTAAGTGTGTTTCCAGTCTTTGAAAGACCATCTCCAGCAACTACTTGTCCAAGACCAGTAAATTGTGTAAATGTTAATGCTGTAGTTCCTACAGTAACTGTACCGTTATTTGTTAATGTATATCCAGAATCAGCATTTGTAGTTCCTTCTTCTACGAATACCGCAAATGATGCTGTAAGTTCTGCAGCAGTATCGCAGTCAGTTGAACGAGATGCTGCACCTGAAGCGGCTACTACATAAATACCGTTTTGTGAGCCAGTTGATTGATTCTTTACAAGAACACGATCACCAGTTGCAAGAGTTACTCCATCAACTGTGTCTCCATTTTCAAGATCTGAAGAAATATCTAAGTTTGCAGTAGTTGCTGCACGAACTGATGCTTTCCAGTCAATACCTACAACTGCATTATCAACATAACCTTTTGTTGCTGCATCTGTTGCATCTGTTGGTGTTCCAAGACCTGTAATCTTGTATGTTGCCATGCTTACTGCACCAGTTGGTGCTCCTACAGCGCTTAGTGCAAATTCTGAAGGGTCTACAGAAATTGCTCCTGTGTCATCATCGTAGTCAAGACCATTACCAACTACAGTTCCTATAGCATCTTGTGCTCTTTCATCTGTAAAGTATTTATTTGTTGAACCTTCTGCAATGTCATCAGAACCTAATGTACGTGAACCTCCAAGAGAAGTTGATGTACCATTAATAGTAATTGCTGAGTTTGTAAGTTTATCATTTGCAATTGATCCTGCAAGCATTGAGTTTGTTACAGTTGATGAATCTCCAGTTGTAATAATTGTACCTGTTACGTCAGGAATTGTAATGGTACGATCTGCAGTTGGATCAGTTACTGACAAAGTTGTTTCATGATCATTTGCAGTTGCACCTTCAAATACTATTGAAGAATCTGAAAGGGACAAACCTGAAACAGTTGGTGAGGTAAGAGTCTTGTTAGCAAGAGTTTCTGTACCTGATAATGTTGCAAAATCTGCATCGGTTAATGCAGTATTGAAATCAGAAATTGTTCCTGTTATAGTGTTTGATCCAAAAGCAATTGATTTATTTGATAATGTGTCTGTTGTGTCACGAAGAACTACAGTTCCAGTTGCATCTGGAAGTGTGATAGTTCTATCTGCGGTTGGATCGGTTACTTGAAGTGTTGTCTCGTGATCATTTGCGGTTGCACCTTCAAATGAAATGCTTGAATCAAAAACTCCAACTGCCTGTGGTGCTTTCCATGCAATACCATTTGTTGCATTTGAGTCTGCAGTAAGAATATAGTTGTCTGTTCCTGCTGCAAGACGAGTTACTGCGTCTGGACCAGATGCTACTAGTAAATCACCTTTTGTGTCTACTAATGCTTCTGTTAATATGTCGTGGCCGTTTACAGTTGCGGTTGATCCCTCAACTACCAGCCCCGCTTTTACTCTAAAGTCTTTTGTTACGGTTGCCATCTTTTATCTCCTTGGTTAGGCCTTTAACCCCATACGCATGTAGCGCAAGGTTATCGGTGTAATTCCCCCTACTGGAACAACAGTTAGTGAAACTGTGTCTCCAGCCCTTGAAACAGAGATGGTGCCAATATTCCCATCATTTTCAATTGTTGCATATTCGCTAACAGATACCCCTGATCCATCAACCAATATGTTCATTTCTGTAGAGTAGTACTTGTTTGCACCACCTGCTACATGCTTAATAGAGATCATATATTTCATTGATCGCCATTCACTTGCGGAAAAGTTATCAAAAATTGTTGAGTTTTCAATACCATTAATGGTTAACTCATTGTTACCGTCTGAACCAAGATCTGTAGATCTAGCAGAAGCACTATCAATTAAATCTATATAGTCTTCTTGTGTTGGGCGGTCGCCAGTCTGAAACTTAGTCTTAACATTTGAAATTGATACCTTTGCCATGCCTATATTATATCATTATATGTTAAAGAATATAGTTATTAATTCCAATAATTTGAAGACCAATTCCAGGCACACCTGCATATGCTGGACCAATTCCAATAGTAGTAAATTTAACTCTAAAAGGCAAAACCTCATTAATTTTTACTGCTCTTGCCTTGTAAATTATTTCAGATATTGGGTAGCCAACAGAGTTTATCTTTTTTGCTTTATGGCTATCGGTATCAATTATGATAGCGGATGCCATTAGGACTCACTATTTGTTACGTCTTCAATTACTTTCATAGTGCCTCTGGCTACCGTCCAAACACGACTTTCATCACTTAGTTCAATATCAAAAATATCGCCAGTTTCTAACAACACAGATTCATTTGCTGTAAGAGAAACTGTAAACTCTCCAGCATCATCTATTTCTGTTGGAACTGGTTCAAGTTCAACGATTAATTCTGCATCATCTGTAAAATCACCAGGCTTTGTATTTGGACGTTTAATTTCCATTGCAATAGTCCAATCAGCAATAACTAGTGGATCTTTATTATCATCTGTAACATAAACACGAAATGAGGCAGTATCGCCACGAACAACTGTCCACAATACATTTGGTGGTGTCAAACCAACTGAATAAGAATCTGAACCTTGATTTCTAAATGTAGCCATAATCTTATCATTATACCATTAACTAATAACAATATTATAAATATTTTGTTATTTAGTAAAAGTATTTGACTCAAAAGGTCAAACAATGGTATAATTAATATATGCTACCAATAGGTAGCATTTGTTCTCTAGGAGGTATTTTACAATGAGAGAGTCAAATGTTTGGCTAGGGGTATTAACGTTGGTTATTTGTAGTACCGTTTTTTCGGCTTCTGCAAATGCAACAAATGAAAATAATCTATTGATTAAAGAGTCTGTGAAATCTGCCACCCAACAGGTGGCTTTTTTGGTTTCTAAGGACAAAAAATTACAAAAATATGAAAATGCTCATAATTTAACCGATGAGGAACTGGTTGATATGTTGCGTCATGTAGGGTTTCAGGGAAAGGCTTTAAGGTCTGCTTGTGCAATTGCCAAGGCAGAGTCAAATGGTCGCCCTCTTGCCTTTAATGGCAATGTAAAGACTGGGGATAGTTCTTATGGCGTATTTCAAATTAATATGCTTGGAGAACTTGGACCAGATCGTAGAGAAAAATTTGAGTTAGATTCAAACGCTGAATTATTAAATCCAGTAGTAAATGCACAAATTGCTCTACATATGACTAAGGGTGGAAAAGATTGGTCTTCCTGGAGTTCTGTAAATGGAACACGGTACAAGGAGTGGTATAACAAATATCCGTGTAAATAAAAATAATATAAAATAAAAATCTCCTTTAGAGTTTTTCTTTAGGAGGTTTTTTATTTATATTGCTTTTTTTGCCTAAACATTGTTTTATAACTATCAAAAAATAAAGTTCTAAGATTTTTTACTGTATTTTCTTGTTCTTTAAATTCTTTTTCTTTCCCAAACTCCATATACCAATCATCTCGTTTAAAAGGAATAACTTGAGCAATTGGGGTTC